AGCAGTGCCATCAGGCAACTGGACAGGGACGGCTGCGATGCTGTGCGTACTGGTGAAGCTATGGCTAAGCGTGCCACCTGCGGTGATGCCGACTTGGTTAGCGGCGACCCTATAGAAGCCGGTGTCTGAGTCTCCGGTGAACTGCAGGCCAGCAGTGCCGACAGCACCGTTGGGGATGACAACGTTGCCCGTAAACGTCGGGCTAGCTGCAGGAGCCAAGCCCAGGTTTGTGGCGGTCAGGTCAGGAGCGAACGTCAGGAACGCACTGTCTGCACCGTTCCTAATCTTTAGCTCGCCGGCATTAGTGTCGGCCCACCACATATACGCCGTGGTCGTGGATGGGGCTGATGAGCCGCTGTTGTTGCTGAAGAGGGCCGCCAGGTTGTCGTTAAGGTCGGCCCTTACGTTGGCCCCAGTGTCATTTGCGATTGACTGGTCGGACTGGGCCATTAGGTTTTCTTCCCGTATCCAGTGGCCGACCAGCGAATGGTGCGGGCCTGCCTGACGTCGCTCGAATTGTAGACGGACACATCAAAGCCGGTCGCGCTGCTGTTATTGATGACGTAGTAATCGCCGCTTGCTTGTGTGGTGAAACCAATCCCGACCTGAGGCGTGGCCGCGAACTTGTTGGCGTAGGTCACAGAAACGTCTGCGCTTGTGCTCGTCGTCACCGAGTCGGTGATCGTCCGGTAAGGCATGTTGCTGGTGACTTCCAGCTCTTGAATCGAGACCTGCTCAATGTTGGTGTCGGTGGTCAGCTCAGCCTTCAGTTCATAGGCGCGAGCCTTGAACTCTGCATTGTTAAATTTCCGCCACGAGGTATAGGTCGGAGACCCTGATGGGTCGTCTTGGGTAGTCCTGACGTAGAGCTGCACATCCGTTTTCTGCGGTGTATCGCCGTCGAAGTCAGAAATTTGGTCGAAGTCGGCGATGTCGTCGAGGCGGTTGCTGTAGGGATAGAACGAACGGGTCAGCAGCTCGCTTTCAAGCTTGACGCTGAACACGTCGCTAAGCGTGATCGGGTTGTTGTTGAACTCGTAAGTGGCTGAGGTGTAGAAGGTGTCGTCGCCCTCTTGGCCCATGTTGTCCTCGCCGTCTTCGTCGAGGATTTTGGAGTCGTCCTCTGAGGCAATGGTTCCAGCTGAAGCAGTCGTGCCGCCGTCGTAGTCCAACTGCAGCTCGCCCAGGCTGGCATTAACGACGCACTGGGTCTTGGTCCCAGAAAAGGCCGTGTGCTCGGTCTGGGTGTTGATGTTTTCTAGGTTCTCTAGGTCGGGCTTGGTGAACTCGATCAGCGTTGCCGTCAGGCTTTGGCGGCCACCAGAGTCAACGAACTTGGCCGAGTAGGTGCCCGGCTTCAGGTCCGCGTAAGCCTCAGTCGAGCTGCCCGCGATCTGCTCGCCAATGCTGGTGGAGTTGGCCCACGTCACATCGGACAGGGCCGGCGAGTGACGAAGCAGCACATAGCCGCCCACCCTCACGTCGAGGTCAGTGGCCTGCGTCCATGTGAGCTTGGCCTGCCCATTGACCGGGACCATGCTCAGGCCGGAGACAGCTGCAGGCGCCGCCGTGTTGCCTGAGATGCTTTGCTTGTGCTCTGACGGGTCTGAGCGCTTGCCGATTGCCGAGATCGCAACCACGCGGAAAGTGAACTCTCCCGTGTCGTCGGTGTTGAACGTGAGGCTGTTGTATGGCGTGTCGCCGACGGTGAAGAAGCTCAGGCTGTTCTCAGTTTTGAACGACACTTGGTAGCCCGTGGCCCCGTCCACGTTCTGCCAAGCGATCTCGATTTCTGTCGTGACGCGGTTGCCAGCTTCCACCAAACGCTCGTCTACGTTGATGTTTTGAGGCGCTGCAGGCTTTTGGTTCAGCGTGGTGATGTCACGCGGCTGCAGGGTTAGGCCGTCCTCAATGTGGGCATACTTGCCTTCGTTGTGCTCTAGCGCGGTGATCTTGTAGTTCTCGCCGTCCTCGGTGACGCTTAGAACTCGGAACAGTTGAGCCTCGACAGTGCTGGTCTCGACCACAAAGATGCTCTGGGCCTGAGGCGCCACACTGAACGCCGTTTTGACCGTGATCGTCTTGTCGTCGAAATCGGCCGAGTCAATCTCGCGCTGCTCAACGCGACCGTCCGGCATCACGACGCTGATGTCATCACCAGGCGAAACCGCGATGCTTTGATCCAGCGTTAGCTCAGTAGTTGTGGCGCTTGCAATGCGGCCACCCTTGCGGCTGCCGGCTCGCATTTGGTCGGCCACCTTGATGATCTGACCGGGGCGCACAATCGCACCATCAAGGCCAACGGTGAAACTGACCGTGTCGCTCTCCTGCTGTTCGGAGTACAGAAGCCAGCGACCGAGGCGATTTGCTTGGCCGCGGCTTGTGCAGCCAAACGCTGCCATTCGGACCTCAATGATTCCGTATTTGGCGATAGCGTCTTCGTCGGAAACGTACTCAACGCGCTGCTGGTATGCCTGCTCGGGATCATTCCAAGTGACTAGGGCGACGGTGTGCCGCGCCTTCAGGCTGCTGCCCTGATAGTTGAAGATCCCCTCGATGACGTTGCTATTGCTGAACAGCGCCGCCGGATCCTTTGGGCTGTCTTGGGTGAAGGCAAGCTGCCCGGCTGACCAGTAGGCCATCCCGCGGAAGCAGGAGCAGAAATCCTGAACGACGCTGTAAGCCTCCTCTCGGGTCTGCAGGTAGACGTTGCAGAGGAACCGCGACTCGGTACCGCCTTCGCCGTCCGCGATCTGGGCCGAGCAATACTTAGAGATCTCATATAGCGTCCATTTATCTACTTGAGCAGACGTAACAAAGCGCCCTAATCCATATCTAGAGGACGTAATAAGGTCGCGCAAAATCCACGCAGGATCTGCGGTCCAAGCCACTTGGAAGGTGCCATCCCAGACCCCTGAGTAGGAAATAGACCCGTCGGCTCGCACAGTGCCATTGCTCGGGATCTGAACCTTGATCCCTTTGATGTCGTAGGCCCTAGTCGGGATGGCCGCGAACTGCGAAGCGTCAAACCGCAGGCCAACCATGGCCGACAGCGGATAACGCAGCTTTGCGTCAATGATCTCGGTAAAGCCCGCGAAGCTCAACAGCCTCACGTTGTTGGTGTTGTCGTTGATGCCCGAGACACGACGCAGGCGAATGTCCCAAGGCGCATCGCCGGTCAGTTCGATTCGATGGCTGCGTTCATAGGCGCTTGTGCATTTGCCGTTCACGCTGGTGTTCAGCTTTTCGACGTAACCACCGCCATCAGCTTGGACGTCGATGGCATAGCCCAGCGAGGTGGCCTTGAGGCCGTTGTCTACGCGGAACAGCTGGCCGATCGAGATCCGCACATTGACGGCATCCACGTCAGCGTCCGTGATCGTGCGAACGACGGAATCGCCAACAGCGTCGCCCACTGCTGCGTTGACGTTGACCGCGTTCTCGCTGCTAGCGAATCCAGGAATGTAGTCTTGGGATTGCGTGCCTACGCGAGTCTCAAAATCGTCGTAGGTGAAGTTGTCGCTGTCGTCACTATTCCGCAGAACGGTGTCGTCAAAAAAGATTGACTTTCGGGCATCGCTTTCGACAAAGCCCTCAATCTCGCCCTCGCTGAGAAGGTCGATCAGGCGGATGCTGGACTTGCTAAAAAGCGAGTTTGCGTCGTCCTGCCGCTGTGCGGCCTGCACAACGACGGTTTGTTGAACGACTGGCTGGGGAGCGGGTGCAGGTGCTGTCTGGCGACCACCACCGGCGCCGGCAATACGTTTAGCCATCAGATGTCTGTCGTGCTAACGCCTGCCGATATGACCACGCTACCGACGCGCATCCGGCCGTAACAGAGCGGGACTGGATTGCCTTGCGCCGTGAGGTTGACTGCCCCGTTGTAGATGTAGCTCGAACGGTTATCGGCTGGATCGTTAGTGGCTGGGTCGAATGAGCTTTTTCGCTGAGGTGATCCGCCGGTGAGGCCCGGAAGCTCAGCAGGTTGGGGCGACAGCAGCTGAGAAGTGCCGGACAAAATCAAGCCCAGGCCAATCGTTCCGCCAACGGCCGCAGCCGCAGCAGCGAAACCCGTGGCACCTGCAACGACACCGAAGCCAAGCGAGCCGCCAGCAAACAAGCCAACGCCTGGCGCTGCGATTGCGATGGCCACCAAAGCCACGCCAGCCAAGATCTGACCAATGCCACCACCGCGACCGCCTGCACCGGCCAGGACCGGGGTGATGCTGATCTCTTCGCGCTCGCCCGTCGGGTTGTTGATCTCCTCGACGTCCTGCAGGCCAAAGCGGCCCACCTGCACGATGTAGCCCACCCCACGCTCGCCGGCGCTCAGCAGTGTCTCCTGAAATCCCTCAAAGTTTGCACACAAGGCGCGTATCGCCTCGGCCGGTGTATTCAGGTCGAAGTGATGCACTCGGCCAAACTTCTTGGCAAGCTCGCCGCGTAGCACCACTCTTTTCATAGCCGGCTGCGGTGCCTCAAGATATGGGTCGTGTTCTTTTGATAGTAGCCAGACCAGAGATCACGACTTGAGAGTCGTCGTTCTAGGTGCTGCAAAATCAAGTTGTCGCCAATGTAGATGGCCACATGATTGGGCACAGGAGAAACGATCTGCATCAGCAAAGCGTCGCCATATTGCGGGTCTGATTCAGGGTCTACAGCGACAAAGTCTTCGGCCTGAAAGTTATCGACAAAGGTATTCATTCCCTTATGCCACCACTCACCATGGCGCTCATAGTCAGACAGCTCTAGGCCCCACTCCTGCTTGTACCAATCGCGGGCCAAGGCATAGCAATCAAGCGTTCCGTAACACCACTCACGGCCCAGCAGAGGCGGCTCCCAGCCTTCTGGGTGGTAGGTAGCCCATAGGCCAGTCGGCCACCCGACGATGTGCCAAGGCAGGCCAGAAACCTCCATCGCGGCACGGTCGGCCATGCTCGCCTTCGGTTTCATGTTCGGATGGCTGTGAACCACGGCAGTGATCGCGCCTGCATTATCGGCCGCCGCGTAGTCCTGCGGGTCCATGACGAAGAGCATCTCCTCGGTGGCCGTGTTTCGACAAGGCCAGTAACGCTCGCGGCCCTTGACGATGACCACCAAGCCGCAAGCCTCACGCGGATATTCTTCCGCCGCGTGCTTTTCAGCCGCTGCCTTTGTCTCCGGCCTCATCCAATCAGTCCCGCACTTGGGAAGCCGCCGTAGGGCAGCTGAGCATTCTCACCAAAGCGAAGCTTGCAGCTGCTGAGACGATGCCCACAGACGTCGTCGTCAGAGCTATCGACCTCTTCGTCGTCGATGTCGAAATAGTTGGTGCCGGTATATCCGCAGCCCTCGCCCTTGTAAGTCCATGGGCAGATGTTTTGGATGATCTGCCGGCGTGGCAGCTTGACCCCAGCCACGTCAAAGGTGGCCGCAAGCTCAAAGCTCACCACCATCCGGTTCTCCGCCGTTTTGCGGTCGATGATGTAGGTCTCCCTCGGGAACTCAGCGTGGGGGTCTGCGTCGTCGTTTGTCTCGTCAGAGAAGTTGGCTGCGTCTAGATATTTCTTCAGCGTCCGAATGCGGGTCACCGTGGCGCCCACCAAGTCGTTGTGGTCAATGATCAACGTCGTGATCAGGCTGAGCACGTTGCTGATGCTGATCGTTGGCCGCGGCAGCTGACCGCCGCCCTCGTAGGCGAAGCCCTCGGCAATGATCGGGTATCGCTGGTAGGTGTCGGAGTTCCAGACGATGTCGCCGTCGATGTCTTCGTTGACGCCCGCATGAAAGCGATAGACCTGGCTCACCCCAACACTGGTGGCAGTGCCGTCAAGGATGAAAAGCTCGATCACGGCGCTCGGTTCGAGCTTGTTCAGCTCTTCGCCAACTGCACTGACGGCCTCCCAAGTGCAAGTGCCGTCCTCGATTTCTGTGCCGCGAACAATCGGCCAAGGGTCGGGCTCGCTTGAGCCGCTAGTCCCTGCCACTTTGCAGCGGAAGACCAAGCCGCTCGACTGATTCGTCGTTGCGCGTCGGACGTCGCCAACGCTGAAAGCGGTGCTAGCTGCCCAGGCAGTGAAAGCCATTACGGTTCAAAGACTTGGCGAAAGGTCGCATTGATTGTGGCCCGGTTGTTGTAGGGGATCGACTTTGACCACTCCTCGCAAACCCATTTGTATTCAGTGGATTCACCGAGCGGGGTCCACTCGAAAGCCTCGACAGCGCCACGAGCATCGAGAAAAGTCTCGATTGTGTCGGCGTCAGTTTCCGAAACGTTCCAAGTCAGGTTCCAGACCTTGGGGTTTTGGTTGATGCCAAAGGTGATGCGCTGCTCGTAGCCGTCACCAAAACGGGCCACCCGCACGTTCGGGGCGCTGTTCTTCTGTGCGCCGTAAGTCGGTGTGACCGAAGGGAAAGTAGCCATTAACCGAGCAAGCCTCCGGGTCGTTTTTGCTTGATTAGCTCTTGGCGGATTGCCAAGCCGATGGCATCGCCAAGGCGCTTGGAGTCTTCCGCGTTGCCCTGAACGCTAGAGCCAGTTGCGTCCACGTTCACGGTGATGCTGCCGACACCACCCATTGCATGGTTGGGAACAATCCTGCCGCTCCGACTTGGGACAAACAGCTCTGGGCCACGTTCACCAACGATTGCAGGCTTGCCGCCAGGAATTGAACCCCCGTTCGCAAAACCTGGGATTTTTAAGCCCTTGCCAATCTGACTGACGCCAGCCTGCAAGAACATGCCGCCCAGTTGCTTAAGCAGGCCGGATAGCGATTCGCCCAGCGTTTTTGTGCCATCAATCGCGCTCATAATGGTGTCCACGATCCCGCTCTTGATCGTGGCCCCGATTGACTCGAACAGCTGACGCTGGCGCTTGGCAACCCGCTCTTGTTCTGTCAAAGCATTGGTCTGATCAAACAAGGTTTGAAGAGTTTCTCTGGCGTTATTGATTCGCTCGGCGTCTTTGAATCCTGCGCTTTCAATAATCTCCTCGATCCGCTGTCTCTGCTGCTCCTCTTTCTCGCCGCCTTCAAGCCTTGCCTGCAAAAGCATATTGCCGTTAGTTAGCTGAATAACCTGCCTCGCAAATGACTGCTCAGCCTTGAGAGTCGGGTCAAGGCCCGCCACGGCAAAATCAGTAAAGTCTTTTGCTGCTTTTGCTGTTTTAGGGCCTGTTTTTTCAAGTTGCGTTAAAAGCTTGTTGACCCTGTCAAGATTTGGATCAGGCTTGTCAGTTTCGGTGGCTTTAGGCTTGACACCGGCCTGAGCCAAAGCAGCTTTGCGAGCCAAAATCGCGTTGGTCTGCGCCGATATGGCCTTATTGACGTCCTCCTGCAACTTGAGAAAGCCTGCTCCTGCATTTGGCCCAATTCTTTGGAGCTGGACCTCAACGTCCGAAAGGGCCCGCGTATATTTTTCAAGGTCTTGCTCGCTCTGGGCGATTGCTGGATTTAGCTGTGAAACTGATTTTCGCAGAGCCTCAAACGCTGGCGCGCCAAGGCTGCCGGTTGTAGCGCCAGCCGAAAAATCAAAAAGCGCCCGATTCACGTCGCCGACGGCCACATCGCTAAAAGCTGCGAGAGCTTTATTGGCCTGAGTCAGGATGCTGTTGATTGTGCCGAGAATGTTTTCAAGAGACGGCGCAAGCACCGTGTCCAATGCCCTGGCCGCGTTACCAATGTTGTTGATAATGCTCGACACCTGAGCCGACACCGTCCCGCCCAAGTCCTTAACGGCCTTATCAGCAGCACCGACAGACTTTTTCTGATTATCGACATTCGTGTTAAACCTGACCAAT